CCTGTTGGTATCCCCCTTCCCTGGCCGACAGCAACTCCACCGGCTGGTTGGTTAAAATGTAATGGCGCTGCGTTTGATAAAGCAAAATATCCTAAGCTCGCCGCTGTTTACCCACTGGGTTTGTTGCCTGATTTGCGAGGCGAGTTTATTCGTGGGTGGGATGATGGCCGAGGAGTTGATACCGGGCGAGTGATCTATGGCGCTCAGGGAGCTACCGGGATCAGAACCGCGGCACTGGATTACTTCGGAGTCGATGAGACAGCGGCCGGAGCAACAATAGGCACTTCGTTTGTTGCCGCTGACTCAGCTAGCACTTTACAGCCCGCAGGAGCGAAAAGCCCAGCCAACACTACTCTTGGCTCCATCTTGGCGGACAACAGCATGACCGCCGTACAATCATCCTCCGGTTTGACAAATCCTGCTGGTGTATGGATCACTATGCGTCCTCGTAATATCGCTTTTAATTATATTGTTCGGGCAGCCTGATCCTCTTAAAACGTAAAAACTTCCGGACCTGTGCAAAGAGATAATTATTATTATCTCTTTTTTATTTCCCCTCTCTGTTGTGCCACCGCCCCCACGCCCCTGATCAAATGCGCTTTCTGTTGCGAACCGGCATCCTTGCTTTACCACCCACAACAGAGAGAGTCACCCTGATGGCTGATTATCATCACGGCGTGCGTGTTGTCGAAATCAACGACGGCACCCGCGTTATTTCCACCGTTTCCACAGCAATTATCGGCATGGTTTGTACCGCAGAAGATGCGGATGCGACTGTTTTCCCTTTGAATACCCCGGTTCTGATCACTGACGTTCTGGCGGCCAGCGGTAAAGCAGGCACCAGCGGCACGTTGCGCTCAGCGCTTCTGGCGATTGCTGACCAGTGTAAACCGGTCACGGTCGTGGTGCGTGTTGCCACGGGCGAAGATGAGGCTGAGACCACCAGTAATATCATCGGCGGTTCTGATGCCAATGGCCGTTACACCGGTATGAAAGCGCTGCTTTCTGCGCAGGCAGAGCTGGGCGTGAAGCCTCGTATTCTGGGTGTTCCTGGTCTGGATAACCAGGCTGTCGCGACCGCGCTGGCAGGTGTTTGTCAGCAGCTGCGTGCGTTCGGTTATGTCAGCGTTTACGGTGCAAAAACCATTTCTGATGCGATCAAATACCGCGACAACTTCAGCCAGCGCGAGCTGATGCTGATCTGGCCAGACTTTGTTAACTGGAATACCACCACCAGCCAGTCTGATATCGCTTATGCCACCGCCCGCGCTCTGGGTTTACGCGCCAAAATTGACCAGGACACTGGCTGGCATAAAACCTTATCCAACGTCGGCGTTAACGGTGTTACCGGCCTGTCCGCCAGTGTCTTCTGGGATTTGCAGGCAACGGGTACCGACGCGGATCTGCTGAACGAAGCCTGTGTGACAACACTGGTGCGCAAAGACGGTTTCCGTTTCTGGGGCAACCGGACCTGCAGCGATGACACACTGTTCCTGTTCGAAAACTACACCCGTACAGCGCAGGTTCTGGCCGACACCATGGCCGAAGCGCACATGTGGGCGGTCGATAAACCAATGACCCCGACACTGGTGCGCGACATGATTGACGGCATCAAAGCCAAAATGCGCGAAATGAAATCAGCGGGTTACATCATTGACGGCGACTGCTGGTATGACGAAACCGCGAACACCGCTGAAACTCTGAAGGCCGGTAAGTTGTATATCGATTACGACTACACTCCGGTTCCTCCACTGGAAGATCTGACCCTGCGCCAGCGTATCACCGACTCTTACCTGGTGAACTTTGCCGCGTCCGTAAACAGCTAAGGAGACAAAAACTCATGGCACTTCCTAAGAAATTGAAATACCTGAACCTGTTTAATGACGGGAACAGCTACCTCGGTCTGGTCTCCTCACTGACGCTGCCGAAACTCACCCGTAAACTGCAAAACTATCGTGGCGGCGGCATGAGCGGTTCGGTCGCGGTGGACTTCGGGCTGGATGACGATGCGCTGACGCTGGAATGGTCCATCGGCGGTCTGGATGAGCTGGTTCTGCAGCAATGGGGCAGCACATCAGACATTCCGCTGCGGTTTGCCGGTTCATTGCAGCGCGACGACACCGGTGATGTCTCCGCAGTCGAAGTGATGATGCGCGGCCGTCACAAAGAGTTTGATTTCGGTGAGTACAAACAGGGTGAAGACACTGAAACCAAAGTCACCACCCAGTGTACGTATTTCAAACTGACCATCGATGGCAAAGAGCTGATTGAGATCGACACCGTCAATATGGTCGAAGTCGTCAACGGCGTTGACCGTCTGGCGGAACACCGTACCGCACTCGGCCTGTAATTCCCTCCTAAAGCCGGCAGTCATTGCCGGCTTCATTTCCCACTCAAGCAGGAAAACACATGAACCCGACTGACATTAATGACAACACCGTGATTCTTGACGTTCCGCTCAAACGCGGCGAGATGGAAATCACCGAAGTTCAGGTCACCAGCCCCACTGCGGGCAGCTTACGCGGTATCGGTCTTGCGGCACTGGCGAACGCGGATGTAGACGCGCTGATCACCATTTTACCGCGCATCACATATCCGAACCTGACCAAAGAAGAGTGCTCGCGCCTGGAGCTGCCGGATCTGATTGCGCTCGCAGGCAAGGTGATTGGTTTTTTATCGCCGAAACCGGTGGCGTAAGTATTGCGCCCCGCCTCACCGTGGATGACCTGATGGCAGATATCGCGGTGATATTTCACTGGCCGCCGTCTGAGATGGACGGCATGTCACTCACCGATCTGCTGAACTGGCGACATAAGGCACTGCAACGCAGCGGAGTAAAAACAGATGAGTAATCTCGAACAGTTACCTCATACGCTGGAAAAAATAAATCAGGATCTGGCCGCCTTCAGGGCCGAAACCGACAAGGTCAGAAACAACCTGCTGACACTGCCCGGGAAGACGTTATTCAGCGTCGTCTCAGAAGATATCACTGACGCTTCCCTTCAGTTTGAAAAGTCGCTTTTCGCCCCGGACAGCGAAACCGAAACGCAGGCATTTTCCGGTCTGAAAAAAGCGGTGGCCAGCCAGTCGGCAGAAAAGCTGCGCCAGCAACGCCCGATGCAAATGGAACAACGAGGGCTGGAAATCGGGCAGCAATATAAAAATCGCGAACTGAAAATTGACCAGTTAAAAAATTTCAGCTCGTCTGCCCTTTCCTTTGCACAACCGAAACTGGCGCTGGCTCAAAACTTTCTTAAACCGGGTGCAGCTCTGGAAGCCGGACTGGCAGAAGTGCAGTCGGCTCTCGGCCTGAAAAATGGCGATCCGCATGTTGCCGCTTTACGGCAGCAAAGTCTGTCGATGGCGGCAGCCGGTCATTCACCGGCGGAAGTGGTCGCTAAACAGCAGACACTCGCTAAAAACGGAATGAATGCCGATCAGGTTCTGGAACAAACACCGGCGGCACTGAATGGCGCAACGCCTGCTGCGCAGATGGCGGTGACCGTGAAAGGCGACAATCTGGATGGCGATATCACTAAGTTATTTGCCACCTGGGACACTATCCGTATCAATCTTTTTGACGGGCAAAGTGCCGCCCTGCGTGAACTGACGCAAACGGCTACCAGCTGGCTGGGCACGATCAATACCTGGATCACCGATAATCCCATGCTGGCGAATTCCCTGCTCGGTCTGGCATTAGGCATCACGGGCATTGTCGGCGGAATGGGTGCGCTCGGCATGGTCATCGCGCCGATGCTCAGCGGCATCAGTATGCTGATGGCGGGAGCCGGTTTGCTTGGGACTATTTTTACCGGTACCGGTGGCATGATTGCCGCAGCGTTCACGGCCATCGGGTTGCCACTTCTGCCCGTCATCGCACTGATCGCCGGGATCGGGATCGCCGTAGTGAAACTTTGGGAACCGATCAGTGCCTTTGTCGGCGGAGTAATTGACGGATTTACTGCTGCAATGGGGCCAATAAGTGGCGCGTTTACACCGTTCAGAACTGCGCTGGGATGGATTACGGATTTGTTTGAGCCAATCCACTTCACTCAGGACACCCTGAGCGGCTTTACTGATATCGGCAAAGAGGTCGGAGAAGCGATCGCAGAGATTTTCGTCACGCTGAATAAAGCCGTCTCTCAAATCGGCGAAGTCTTTAGCTGGGCGAAAAAAGGATGGGACTCCATTTTTGGTGACAATGAACCCGCTGAACGCCCGGATATTTCAACACCGCCCTTAGATGGCATCTCCCCAAC